AACGCACCTGGGCTCGAAGTTGGGGAATTTTGCCATAATGCGCTTCTCCGGTGAGGCTAGCACCTTCCTGTTCAACACAATGGCTAACATGCTTTTCACATTCTTAAGATACAAGCTGAAAGGGGATGAGCGGATATGCTTCGCTGGTGATGACATGTGCGCCAACAGAGCTTTATTCATCAAAGATACCCATGAGGGCTTCCTCAAGAAGCTTAAGTTGAAGGCGAAGGTTGATAGGACAAACCGACCAAGTTTCTGCGGGTGGAGCTTGTGCTCAGATGGGATTTACAAGAAGCCGCAGCTGGTCTTTGAGAGGCTTTGTATCGCCAAGGAAACGGCCAACTTGGCCAATTGCATTGACAATTATGCAATTGAGGTATCCTATGCCTACAAGCTCGGAGAGAGGATTAAGGAGCGCATGTCAGAGGAGGAACTGGATGCCTTCTACAATTGTGTGAGGGTGATCATTAAGCATAAGCATCTGCTGAAGTCTGAGGTTCGCTGTGTGTATGAGGATGTTTGATAGCTTAGGTAATCAGCTTAGTAGTATTGAATATATGGATGTGTTTTTGCAAATTTTGAATAAATATAAGTTTGAGCGTGTTAGTAGTACTCTAAATAAACCAATAGTTGTTCATAGTGTCCCGGGAGCTGGTAAAAGTTCCGCTATTCGGGAGTTGCTTAAATTAGATAGTAGGTTTGAGTGCATTACCCGTGGCCGGCCAGACATCCCGAATCTAGAGGGGGCTTTCATCAAGGCTGAGCGTAGTGGGGAGAATAAATTGCTGCTGGTCGATGAGTACATAGAAGGGCCGGTCCCAGAGGACGCCTTTGCAATCTTTGCAGATCCACTTCAGAGTACCACTGTGAGCCCATACCGGGCGCACTTCATCAAAACATTGAGCCATCGCTTTGGCAAGTGTACCGCTTCCCTTTTGAGAGATTTGGGTTGGGACGTGCAGGCAGAAGGTCAAGATTCAGTTCAAATTGCAGATATCTTCACAGTTGACCCTAGGGATACTATTGTGTACTTCGAGCCGGAAGTTGGAGAGTTACTGAGGAGCCACGGTGTCGAGGCAAGCTGCATTGGTGAGGTGCGCGGGGCCACTTTCGAACACGTAACCTTTGTCACTTCTGAGAACGGTCCTCTGGTTGATAAGGCTGCTGCTTTCCAGTGCTTGACGAGGCACACCAAGAGCTTGCTCATATTGTGCCCTGATGCCACTTACACCGCCGCCTAACTACACAGGGTTATACATTGCTGCAGCTTTGGGGGTGTCCCTTGCCGCCGTAGTAGCATTGTTCACTAGGAGTACACTACCAATTGTTGGGGATTCGCAGCACAACCTCCCACACGGGGGGCGGTATCGCGACGGCACTAAAGCTATTGATTACTTTAAACCCGCGAAGTTGAATTCTGTTGAGCCTGGTAATCACTGGTACGCTCAACCTTGGCTGCTAGTTTTACTTCTAATTGCGCTAATCTGCTTATCAGGGCGTGATGCTCCATGCTGTCCAAGGTGCAACCGAGTGCACAGTGCTTAATGGTTTTCATCTTGGCATTCGCGCTAAGTTGGTATGTGCTCCGGCCAGGAAACACAAGCTGCGTTCTACTCATCACTGGGGAATCAGTCCGGCTAGTCAATTGCGAGCTCACAAGAGATTTAGTGGAAGCCGTAGCAACATTGGGGCCGTTGAAGCACCTTTAGGTTCACAGGTAAGAGTTCGAAGAAACTGTCCCACAGAGAAAATGCCGCCCAAACCGGATCCGACAAGCTCAGGAGAGACACCACAAACTGTGCCGCTTGCGCCGCCGCCCAGGAACGTAGAGGAGCATAGAGTTGGCCCAAATCAAGGGCACGGGCAGAATGAAGAGGCTATGCTGGAGCAGAGGCTCATCAGGTTGATTGAACTCATGGCCTCGAAAAGGCACAATTCTACATTGAGCAACATCTCTTTTGAGATAGGTAGGCCCTCACTTGAGCCGACCCCTGAAATGCGGAGGAATCCGGAGAACCCATACTCGCGGTTTTCAATAGATGAGCTGTTCAAGATGGAAATCCGATCTGTGTCCAACAACATGGCGAACACCGAGCAAATGGCACAAATCACTGCTGACATCGCTGGACTTGGGGTCCCCACTGAACATGTTGCAGGGGTCATACTGAAAGTGGTGATCATGTGTGCAAGCGTGAGTAGCTCTGTATATCTAGATCCAGCGGGGACTGTGGAGTTCCCAACAGGCGCAGTGCCCTTGGACTCGATCATTGCAATTATGAAGAATCGCGCGGGCTTGAGGAAAGTGTGCAGGCTGTATGCTCCAGTCGTGTGGAATTACATGCTAGTCCAGAATAGGCCACCTTCAGATTGGCAGGCTATGGGATTCCAATGGAATGCACGC